CGAACTATTTATTTTTGATGAATCATCAGATTTGGAGTTAATTCTATGTCTTCACTATTAGAAGAAGCGATTGTAGACGCTAAAGCCCTTAAGGAAGCTGCACTTAAGAATGCGGAAAACGCCGTATTGGAGAAGTATTCGGGGGAAGTTAGGGATGCTATCACCACCTTATTAGAGCAGGATGAATTGGGATTGGAAGAGGCACCTGAAGAGGGCGCTGATACTACTTTTACTGAAGACGTTCCTTTTGGTTTTGCCAACGAGGAGATCGACGGCCCTCGAGACGGCGAATTGATTGAAATTGATTTTGATCAATTGAAAGCTCGCATTGCCGAGGAAGAGGCCGCCGGCGAAGAAGTCGCCCAAGAAGATTTAACCGATGCTCTCGGCATGGCCGATGAGATGATGGAAGAAATTAGCGACGTTGAGTTAAAAGACGATGCTGAAGAAGACTCCGCTAGTCTCGCCGGAGTAGCCGACCGCGAAGAGCTCCAAGAAGATGAAGACATCGCATTAACAGAAGAAATGCTCGCCGACTTGATTGAGGAGCTGGTGGTTGATATGACCCCGCGCCCGCAAGGATGGTCGTCTGTCAACTCAGCCGACAATAGCGTCGAGCAAGCCAACAACGATGCCATGGCAGCTGCATCAGCTGCACACTTAGAAGAAGAAGAGATTGAGGCTAGCACCTCCACTGCTTCTGATGTGGTATCAGACGCGGAACTTTACGAATCTAAAGTTGCCGTCGTTAGAAAATCAAATAGAGAGTTACAAGCTCTCTTATTAGAAGCCAAGCATCAGCTTACGAAGCTGAACTTGGATAACGCCAAGCTTGTTTATCAAAACAAGGCTTTGAATAGCGCCTCCTTGAATGAGCGACAAAAACATAAAATTGTCGAGGCTGTTCAACTTGCCCATTCTGTTGAAGAAGCGAATATGATTTTTGAGACAATTCAAAACGCCGTGGGTGTTTCGAATTCCACAAAGGGATCGAGACCACAAACACTGCGTGAAGCCGTCCAAAGACCTACATCGCTTTTGATCAATTCCAAGAGAAACAACGAGGCAACACGAGACCCTAACATGGGTCGAATGCTGCGTTTAGCAGGTTTAACAAAGTGACATTCAGTTTAACATTATATAAGGAGGTTTAAAATGTCTATTGTAGAGAAATTAACAGAAGGTATCGTTAATCGCGATCTTTCGAAGGAGGGCGCTGCACTTATTACCAAGTGGGAGCAGACCGGTCTTCTTGAGGGTATCGGAGACGATACCAAACGACAGGGAATGGCCCGCTTGCTTGAGAACCAAGCAAAGGAAATTCTCCGTGAGGGCTCCACTATGGCTAGTGGAGACGTTGAGGGCTTTGCTGCCGTCGCGTTCCCCCTCGTTCGCCGTGTATTCGGCAGTCTGATCGCCAACGATCTCGTTAGCGTTCAGCCGATGAGCTTGCCTTCGGGCCTCATCTTCTTCCTCGACTTCACCTTTGGTGGTGTATACCAGGCCTCTGGCCAGAACCAAGAAACCCGTCTTGGGTTCCAGTTCGGTAAGTCGATTTACGGCGGCGACGTCGTGGGCGCCCAGATCACTGGTGGTGTTGACCTTCTTGGTCTCGCCGGCACTGATGCGGGTGGTCCTTACAACTTGCGCAATGGTTATTCTTCGGCTACAGGCAGTACAACCGGCGCGTGGAACGTTGTTTTCTCCGGTACTCTGGGGAGCAACGGTGGTTGGTCCGGAAACCTTGTAGAGGGATCCCTCGACCAGATCATGCCTCAGTCCCAGGTGGACAAGATTTTGCGTTTCGACCCTGATCTCGTTTCTGGTTCTGACTTCGTTATCGGCCAGAAGCTTATTCCGGCCGCGTCGCAGTTCAATCTGCGTGACCTCTCGGCTCTTGCTCTGACGGCATCTAACACGGTCAATCTGACTCTGGTCAGCCGGCTTACGACGATGAGTTCCTCGAACGAGACCGGTGTGAAGGCCGATATTGCTGACGGCTCGGCTAACATCTTTGCGGTGTTCGTGGGTGCCACAGCCGCTGCGACCCCAGTGGGTCTTAGCTCTAGTGTCCTTAATGCTCAGGGAACCTTCCCGATTACGGATAACTTCCGTGCGGTGGGTACCGCAATTGGTGCCATCGAAGGTGCGGCGACGTGGGCTCTTGAAGGCAATGATTCGATCCCCGAGATCGACATCAAGGTCGACAGTGTTGCCGTGACCGCGGTTACCAAGAAGCTCAAGGCCAAGTGGACTCCGGAGTTAGGACAGGATCTTAACGCCTACCACAACCTTGATGCCGAGGTCGAGCTTACTCAGATTCTGTCTGAGCAGATCGCTCTCGAAATCGATCGCGAGATTCTTGAGGATCTCGTCGCCGGCTCTAGCGCTGGTGTTCGTTACTGGTCCCGACACCCGGGTCAGTTCCTCAACCGCGAGACGGGTGCTATTTCCAGCGTGACGCAGGACTTCACCGGTAACGTGAGTGAGTGGTATGAGACCCTCATTGAGACTATCAATGATGTGTCAGCACAGATCCATCGCAAAACTCTGCGTGGGGCTGCTAACTTCGTCGTTTGTTCGCCTGAAGTTGCCAACCTGCTTGAGTTCACTGCTGGTTTCCGTGCCAATGTGACTGCTGATAGCGACCGCGGCGACGCGGGTGCTGTTAAGGTCGGTTCGCTTTCGAAGAAGTTCGACGTTCTCGTCGATCCTTACTTCCCGCGTAATCTGCTCCTTGTGGGCCGTCGTGGAAGTAGCTTCCTTGAGAGTGGCTATGTGTATGCACCTTATGTGCCGCTGCAGACCACTCCGACGATCTTCGGTGTTGAAGACTTCGTGCCTCGCAAGGGCGTGATGACTCGATATGCCAAGAAGATGGTTCGTCCTGATATGTATGGGCTTGTTATTGTCCGCGGTCTGGAAAACTAGACTAGCATACTCGACGTAAGGTCAAAATAGTTAAAGCCCCGTCTCTTTGAGGCGGGGCTTTCTATTTAGTAATAGCTTCATAGAGGAACGTATATGGCTCTCCCAAAATTAAATCCGGCCTCGACCACAAACATCAATGTACTGCCCGCTACGGGGAGCACTACAAGTGTATCCGCTACACTGCCTTTCGGGATTTATTCATCGGCGGCATTTCTATCTGGCGCCGCCGATCAAGTGTCCTACACATATAAGAAGCTGGGTGGGGATGTATTAGATATTGAATTAGCCGAGGGGAATGTATATTCGGCCTATGAAGAGGCTGTCCTTGAATATTCCTATATTATCAACCTGCACCAGTCGAAAAACAGTCTTTCGGACTTCCTTGGTGCGGCCACAGCCTCATTCGACCAAGATGGCCAAATTATAGCCGGTCACGCCCTCTCTGGATCCGATATAGAACTACGCTACCCGCGCTTTGATTATGGATATATTCGGCGCGTTTCTCAAGCCATCTCGCACGATGCCGGCATGTCCGGTAAACTACCCATATACTCGGGGTCTCTCAATATGCAGCCCGGTAAACAGGATTACGACCTTCAGGCGATCTTATCGGCCTCTTCTCTTACCGAGAACAGCGCGCTTTTCTTTGGCCGTGTTCAAGACAAGCGCGTGATAGTACGAAAGGTGTTTTTTAAAACTCCGCGGGCTATGTGGCGCTTTTACGGCTACTACGGGGGTTTTTCCGTGGTTGGTAACTTACGCACCTATGGTCAATACGCCGACGATTCTACTTTTGAAATTGTTCCCGCATGGCAGAATAAACTCCAGGCCATGGCCTATGAAGACGCCTTGTGGACCCGCATTTCCCACTATTCCTATGAGATATTAGACAACAGACTACGTCTATTCCCTCGTCCTGACAGCACGAGCCCTCAAAAGTTTTGGGTACAGTTCAGTATTGAGCATGATTATGAGCCGTGGGAGGAAAATCCTCGAGGGAAAGACGGAATTAGGGGAGTCAACAACTTAAACACACTGCCCTTTAATAATCTTCCCTACAATAAGATTAATTCTATTGGAAAGCAGTGGATTCGACGCTTCGCTTTAGCATTAACCAAAGAAATGCTAGGTCAAATTCGCGGTAAATTTGCCGTTGTCCCCATCCCGGGAGAGTCGGTCACCCTAAATCATGCCGCGTTGCTGGGAGAAGCAAAATCTGAGCAGGATTCACTGCGGCTGGAGCTCAAGGAAATCTTAAATGAACTCACATACGACAAGCTCGCTGCTACCGACGCTGGACTCCAGGATTCGGCCAAGAAAGTGCTGGAGAATGTTCCCGCCGGCATCTACGTAGGGTAGGTGACCACTAATGCCCACAACTAAGCGACGTCAAAAGCGAAGTAAACGTACTCAAGAACAAATTCAGGACACTGAAGCCACAAAATATAATTATGTGGGTAATAAAGGTGTCGAAAAGAAATTGCATGAGATTGAATTCATGCCTTCGACACTGGAAACCATCGATGGCGCAATGCTGCGCTTCATTGACGAAGAGTTAAATCTCTCAGTGACGAGCAATGCTGGCTTTAAGAAGGTTCCGGTACTCTGGGTAACGGCCGAGAGGGCATACCAGCTAAAACATAATAAAGATCTCAGAGACTCAGAAGAAACGCTCATTCTGCCGCTCTTAACGGTGAATCGATCGAATGTAACCAAGGAGCCGGACTTCCGTGGCAGTGTATATGCCAACCTATATCCGGCCCCAGGGCCGGCCGGCGGCACTATTACAGTTGCCCGACAGATTAGCCCGAAGAAGACAGCAGAGTTTCAAAATGCATTTTCGCGACGCCGCTATGGGGTTAATAAGAAGGTAGCGGGCAAGATGCTAAACACCAATAAACGCAATATGTCCACTCAACGTGCTGTTTACGAGACAATTACCATGCCTCTGCCTGTCTGGGTCAAGGTGGCATATGAAATTACAGCACGTACCGAATACCAGCAGCAGTTGAATGAGCTTGTCACGCCCTTCTTTACCGTTCCGGGCAACTCCCGGACCCCCAAACGTATCCACAATGAAGGTCATTTTTATGAGGTTTTTATTCAAGGATCCTTCTCGGATGGGTCTAATAAAGCCGATATCGGAATGGCTCAACGCAACTATGAAACCAGTATTAATATCGAGGTTTTAGGGTATCTGATGGGAGAGGACGCAAATGCGGAGAAACCCAAAATCGTGCGCCGTCAAAATGCAGTGGAATTTAGGTTTGCTCGGGAAAGAACAATCTTCGGCGATATACCCAGCAACATTAAAGATGGATTTTATAGAGAATAATACCATTGCTACTATTTAACACTATTTACTTTTGAACATTTTCAGTGTATAGGAGAACCTAACGAATGTCGATTAAAAATTATAGATTTGTTTCCCCGGGAGTTTTTGTTAACGAGATTGACAATTCTCAAATCCCTGCTTCTCCCGCAGGCATCGGCCCGGTTATTATTGGCAGAGCCGCAAAAGGTCCTGCATTACGTCCCACCCGCGTTGACTCATTTGAAGAGTTCGTGAGCGTCTTCGGCGCGCCAGCACCCGGCGGCGCCGGCGGCGACGTCTGGCGCACCGGTAACGACACGACTGCGACCACCTACGGTGCATACGCAGCCCAAGCTTATCTTCGTAATAGTTCTCCCATAACTTACATTCGACTACTTGGCACCCAGGCCGATGGTTTCACGGCGAATTCCGGAGAGGCCGGCTGGGACAAGAAAAACGCTTGGGGTCTCCTTGTAGGTGAAGCCCCTGGCAATGCCGGCGGCCAGCGCCCCTGGCGCCAAGGCGGCTTTGATTTTGTCCTCGCGGGTATTATATATGCTCCTGAAGGCGTCTCAGTTGCTCTGAGTGGAAACGTCGCGCTCACCGGTGCTGCCGCCCCAACGATCGGCGGAGCCGGCGTCCAAGGATCAAGCTGGATTGTGGCTGACACCGGAACGGCGAAGCAGTTTAAGATTGTTATGACTGGTTCCGGCCCCGGCGCCGGCGGAAGTACCACTAGTGTCGTCAACTTCGATCGTACAAGTAGTCGGTACATCCGAAAGGTCTTGAACACCAACCCGCAGTTAACGAACGCCGGCATCACAGATGCATCGAACCGTTTAAACTACTGGCTTGGTGAGACATTTGATCGCCACTTGGCCTCGAACATCACTGGCTCCACTACCTGGGGCGCTGTTGTTCGTATCAACAACACCGCCGGCGCCGCCAACGGCTCTGCCGGAAATCACCAAGCATCCCTACAGTCCGCACAGACGCCGCAGATTATTGCCTGTCGTACAAGCAATAACCCATCATCCCGACCCCTCTTTAAGTTCGTTGCCCTCTCCCAGCCCGGAGAGTGGAGCAATAGAAACCTCAAAATTTCCATTCAGGATATCAAGAGATCTCCAGACAACGATAGTGACTATGGGACATTCTCGGTCGTCGTCCGTCACCTCCGTGACTCAGATAACGTCGTCCGCGTTATAGAGCAATTTAACAATTGCGATCTGAATCCTGACTCCTTAAATTATATCGGCCGCAAAATTGGAACACGGTATACTACGTGGGACGCTACGGAACGCCGCTACGTGGCCAAAGGCGACTGGGACAATATTTCTCAGTATATTCGAGTCGACATTAGTTCCGACGTCGCCGCAGGCCTCACATCCGCTGATCTACTTCCCTTCGGTTTCCAAGGCATCGTAAAGTATGCCGACGATCTGACCATCACGGCTGCCACTGCGGCGTCCACATGGCTTACAGGATCCACCGATTATGATCACCCGACACCGGACATCACCCCCGGCGGTACGCTTCTTCGCACCGCCGGCGGCGCCGCAGGCTGCTCGGCTGCTGTATTCTACCCGGCCCCAGAACTCCGCGTCTCGGCGTCTCAGGGCAACTTGCCCGCTAGCACCGATGCCTACTTCGGATACCAGACTACAACGACCGCCGGCGGATCTGTGTTTGCTCCATCCAACATCGATCTCTTGCGCCCACGTGGTGCGATCGTGGCCTCCATGTTCGGCACGGACGCTTCAACAGAGCGCTCGATCACTTTCACGCTCGATGATATATCGGGATCGCAGGGTAGCTGGATCAGTGGGTCGTTTACTAAGTTAACCCGACCGACCGCTGGTGGCGGTCAGTCGCTCACACGCGTCGACGGTCTAGTAGCCGGCGTCCTTGACGCAGGCTTCGACCGCTTCACGGTCCCCATGTACGGTGGATTCGATGGCACAGACATCACTGAGATGGACGCCTTCGCAAACCGCAATCTTAGTGGCGCCCCCACCGACAAAACGAATTATGTTTTTAACTCGATACGTCAGGCAATTGATTCGGTTGCAGATCCCGAAGTGGTGGAAATGAACATGGCATCTATTCCCGGGCTTACGCAAGAGGGTCTCACCACCAATCTCGTACGCCTTTGTGAATCTCGTGCGGACGCCTTGGCCGTTATCGACCTCCCGGACGCATTCCAGCCCCGCGAGGAAGGCTCCGCCATCGACCGGCTTAACACTCAGAGCACAATCAATACCATCGTCAATGGGCTGCGCACGCGTAACCTCAATTCGTCGTATGGTTGTGCCTATTATCCCTGGCTTAGAGCCCGCGACACCATCAATGGCGCCTTTATTTGGGTACCCCCCTCTGTGGCTGCTATTGGTACCTTCTCGAGCTCACAGCGCAAGACACAGGTCTGGTTCGCACCAGCCGGTTTCAACCGCGGTGGGCTTACTGAGGGCTCTGCGGGTATCCCGGTGGTGGACGTTGCCCATCAGCTTCGCCGCAAGGACCGTGATGACCTGTACGCCTCGAATGTTAACCCCATTGCTAAGTTCCCCAACGAAGGCATTGTAATCTTCGGTCAGAAGACCCTCCAGGTTACTCCTTCCGCGTTGGACCGCATCAATGTACGTCGCCTGATGATCTTCGTTAAGAAGCGCATCTCGCAGATCGCGTCGCGGCTCCTCTTCGATCCCAATGTGCAGCAGACATGGTTGCGCTTTAAGGGTCAAGTGGATCCCTTCTTGGCTAACGTGAAGACAAACTTTGGTTTGTCGGATTATAAGGTGGTTCTCGACGAGACCACCACCACCCCGGACCTCGTAGATCAGAACATTATGTATGCGAAGATCTTCCTGAAGCCCACCCGTGCTATTGAATACATTGCGATTGATTTCAATATCACACGAACCGGAGCATCGTTTGATGATTAATCCATCAAGGTCCGGTTTGTTTTGGCGAATGAGACTAATTAAACTAGATATAGCAGGAGACTTATAACAATGCCATTTTGGACAAGCGCACTATCAGAGCCTAGGAGAGCACATCGCTTTCTACTTACGCTCCCCAATCTTGTTAGCACCGTAGAGGGCTATCAATATGAACAATATCTTGCTAAGCTGGCCGGAAAGCCTTCGTACTCGATTACGGAAGTTTCCCATAAGTTCTTGGGTAACACTTACTACTACCCCGGCACAGTTGAGTGGCAGCCCGTCGACGTTACTATTGTTAATGCTATCAATCCTGATGGCAACAAGCTCTTAATGGATGCTCTGACTAACTCTGGTTATCTCCTGCCTCCCGATCAGGAAGATGTCTTTACCAACCCTGCGCAGGCCCCCGGCACCATCAATAAGGATTCTTCGGTGAATGCTCTTGGGGATGCTGTTATCGAGGAACTCAACGGCCAGGGCGGCCTCATTGGCACCTGGATCCTCAAAAATTCCTTTCTTACAAAGGCTTCATTCGGTAATTTAGACTATGCGAGTGATGATATCCTTAATATTGAGCTCGGAATCAGGTATGATTGGGCTGAGTACACTGTCGGCCCCGCAGTTGCCGCTGCCGCCGGGAGCTAGTTGAACAGAAAGAAGGTGATTTGTGGCTAGAAGAAATAATAGGGACCGCTTGAAGGCCCCCACACAAGATACAACCACACCCGCAACCACAACAACGAACACAGACGACCTGTTTTCGTTTGTTAACCCCACAGAATTCGTGTCTTTGCCCAGCGAAGGTCGTTTTTACCCTGAAGGGCACCCGTTGCATAACGTGGACACAGTAGAAATTAAACATATGACGGCGAAGGAAGAAGATATCCTGACGTCGGAGACTTTGTTAAAAAAGGGGGTTGCCATTAATCGGATGGTTGCGTCCGTCCTGATTGATAAAAAGATAAAAGTTGAAGATTTACTTTTGGGGGATAAAAACGCAATTTTGATTGCCTCCAGAATTACTGGTTTTGGCCCGTTTTATGAGGTATCCACTAAGTGCCCCTCCTGTGCCAAAACCGAAGAAACAACTTATGATCTGCGCAACATCCAGGAGAAAGAGCTTCCTGAAACTCCCGAAGGAGTGGAGGTGCTGGACAATGGGTGTTTTGTCATAACCCTACCCACGGCAGATGTAAAGATGACTGTGCGGTTGCTCACCGCTCAGGATGAGGAATCCTTTCAGACCAATATCGAGAATAAAAAGAAGCTTAAAAAAGAGTCCACCGTTGTCACTGATTTGCTAAAAGCAATCATTGTCGCAGCCAATGAGCACACTGATCGTGATATTATAAATCAGTTTGTGGATGTCATCCCCCTCCGCGATGTAGCATATTTAAGAAAACAATATGACCAGGTTAAACCCGGCATGGACATTAATTTTGATTTTGAGTGTTCCACCTGTAGCTATGCCGGAAAGGTGGTGATGCCTATGACGGCAGAATTTTTTTGGCCTGGGCCCTAGATACCAAGAAGGAATGTATGAGGAGTTTTTTAACCTCAAACATCATGGCGGGTGGTCTTTCACTGAACTCTACAACCTTCCAATTGCATTGCGCCGCTGGTTCCTTACGCGGCTTACTAAAGAATTTGAGCGCGAGGTTGAAGAGGCTAAGAAGGTCTCCTCAAAAAGTTAAACACTTCTTTTCATTTAAAACTAGTTATATTTAAGGAGCGACGCCCTTATGACTACTATGAAAAAAGACACTATAAACTTAAATCAAAAAGAAGTTCCTCTAACCGAGAGAATACGTGCTTTTAATAAGTTTGCCGGTCAGACCCAGAAGGCCCTTCTCGACCTTTTTATGGGAGGTGTTGATATTCCCTTTCACATATCGGGCACACAGGGTCAGATAGACTCCTTTATGAAAGTGCTTTCTCGGGAGAAACGCTATATGGACTCATATCGAAGGAATGGTCTTAATGACCCGCGTACTCTTAATTCGCGTCACTCTCTGGCTGCTGCAGTCCAACGTTTTGAGGGCGAAACCGGTTTACGGTGGCCCTTTAAAAACTAAAGTAGGATTTTAAATGGCAGAACTTACTAACGAAACAGTCCAGCGACTTAATAAACTCCTTGCGCAATTGGCTAAAGAAAAAGCCAAAGAAAAAGGCGGTAAAGCTGCGGGCTCGGATAAAGCCCCCCGCGGCAGCGCTCGGGACTGGGAAGACGAAGCCGCAAAGTTAGAGGAACAGAAGCAAGCTGAAGATCTTGCGGAACTCAATGCGCGCAAGAACCATGCGGCCGCCCTCGGCCGCCACGAGGAAGTTAAGAAGCTTGAAGAAGATCTGGAACGTGTTCGCCAGGACATGGACATCTCCGCGCAGCGCCGCGCAGCGGCAGAAAAAAGGCGCAGTATCGACTGGAGAAATGCCACTGACGAGGAGATAGCCCAACTTAAAGAGCTAGAAGACGCATTAGATGAGGCAGCCGATGCGGCCGATGCTGCTGCTGAAGCTCAAGATCGGTACGATGATCAAGTACGCGCCGGCACACAGGCCGGCGAAGCATGGCTGAATTCTGCGTTGAGTCCTTCCTCCTCCATGCTTGGGAAACTCCAAAAGGGTCTCGTGATGGGTAAAGGCGGCATGATGGCCTTCGGCGCCTCCATCATGAAATCGGCAGCAAGCGGGGAACTCTTTCTCAACATGGGCATTAAGCTCATGGACCTCTCGCTCGACATGCTTAAGGCCCAGATGGACTTCGCCCTGAAACAGGACGCCGCAATTGCATCTTTTCGTAAAGCCACCGGCGCCGGGAA